GCGGGCGATCCTGACGGACCTGATCGCGGAACTGCGGGCCTGTCCGGTGCTGCCCACGACGAGAGAGGACTTGGAACCGCTGCGCAACATGGCTGACCGTGCGGAAGCCCGACTGCGGGAGGTGACCGGCGGTGAGTGACTACGTAATGAGGTACATCGAACGCAGGCAGATCAAAGCCGTCATCTGGTCGCTGATGATGTCCGACAACATGGGCGACGTACATGAGTGCGTCAACGAGTTGTGCGACGCGCTGGGCTGGCCGCAACCGGAAGGCAACTACCTGGCCGGGTGAACCGACCGCGACCAAGAACTGTACGAGCCCGGTGGACCGGCTCGACTGCGGGAGGTGCAAGGTGAGTAAGCGGTGTGACTGGCTTGGTTGGCATACGCCTCTGAATCGTTGACGTTCGATGGTTGTACGTATGTGACGAGATGCGCGAGATGTTTCCGCCGGATTGGGTTGGATTCGCAGGGCTACTGGTTCGAGGTGGAGTGCTAGAACTGGTGAATGCAAGACCTGAATGAGTTGGCTGACATGTACGACGCCTCGTATTGGAACGGTGGGTCGAACTACGACGGGTACGGGGATGACCCTGGGTGGCCCGGAACGGTCCTGAACTTGAAGGCTGTGGTCCCTGAAGGTGGTCGGATGCTGGAGTTAGGGTGCGCGAACGGGTACTTCGTTCGACACGCCCGTCTGGCTGGGTTTGATTGCACGGGGATTGATGGATCAGCGTATTGCGTGGAGAACAGTGTGGCCCCGGTGGTGTTGGGTGACGCCTGTGACTTGTCTGCCGTGGATGACGATTCGCTTGATTGTGTGGTGTCGCATGAGTTTCTGGAGCACTTGCCATCCGATTCAGCGGCGCACCTGATGACCGAAATGTCACGCACAGTGAAACAGGGTGGAGTGTTGGTGCATCGCATCGGATTGGACCTCGAATGTGACTCTGCGTGGTCGGTGTACCCGTCTCCGGGGGAGGAAGACGACCCGACGCACGTTCTGATGCGCCCCAGATGGTGGTGGGAGCGGGAGTTCAGCCAGTTCTCCGACCCGATGAGACGCCCTGAAGATGCCCTGAATCGGACGTTCAAGGCGCGTGACTGGTGGGGCAGATTCTTTGTCAGGAAGGTCCGAAAGTCGTCAGGCTGGCAGTTGCCCTACGACGGCTTGTTCCCAGGTAGAGACGGTGGAAACGGCTGATTCCTGGCCCTGGTGTGTATTGTCGATCGTAAGACGTACATGGAGGGAGTTCGGATGGCTGAACATGCCGAAGAACCCGCGAAACGGTCCCGCAAACGGCGCAATGTCATCGGATCGTCGATGCACCGTGACGAGTACCTACGGTTGATGAAAGCCGGATGGTCAAGCGCGACCTTGGAACGGTATGCAGCGTGGCGTTGTGGTGAAGACATCCCCGCCAGCACGTTCCGCCAGTACAAGAAACGCATGAAACTGGATGTCCAGACCAGTCGCCTCCTGAACGCTTCGTTCGACACTGACGCTGTACCTGATGTCCTGGTGAAACGGCAGGAGTTGATCGCTTTGCAGACCGAAAGGATCGCGATTGACGCTCAACACGAACGGGGAATGGGGAAACTGTTCGGAACAACGAAAGCCGAGATAGCCCTCCTGAACACGCTCCTGACTGACATGCGAACCGACCTTGTTGAAGCAGGAGTCATAGGAGACAGCCGGGTAGAAGCCGTCCCCGAACTCGACCTGCCCCGACACCGAACCCTGTCCGAAGTCCTCCCAGGAGACGAAGCAGAATGGGCGAAAGTCCTGCACATGGCAATGCCCAAGGACGCCTGATGCCGTCGTGGGCGCTGCACGCGCTCGCTGGGATGGTGCGGAGGTATGTTCCTGAGCGTGATGGGCTGTTCGATTCGGTGATGGTTCCGGAAGTGAATATGGCGTTGTTGGCTTTGTCGAATGCGGGGTTGTTCCGGATTGAGTCGCATGGCAGTAGGCGTCTGCTCGGTCGTTTTGTTGCGGAGGGTGAGCAAGTTGGGGTGTTTCCGAGGCAGAAGTCTCCAGAATCGCGGGGTTTGACCCTTGTTCGCGTCGAAACGCCCGAATCTGGTGACTCAGCGTGAAAAGTGAGACTGATCGGCTGTCGAAGGTCGCTGATTTGCACCATGAGGTGATGCAGGTGAACCCGTGTTGTGCGGAGTGTGGGAAGGCGTGGCCCTGCCCGACGATGCGTGTTGTGTGGGGTGGTCCCCGGTGAGTGACATTGCTGATGATGGTGTGTCCGTGAGTGGGCCGTTGAGTGACATTGGCTGTGAGTGTCCTGCTGTTCGCGTGTTGGTTGATCTGATCGCTGATCTGCGTAGCCCGTACTACGCGAGGGGTGACTGGTTGGTGAAGCGGTTGGCTGAAGCGGAGGCGCGGGTGAGTGGCTTGTGAGTTGGCTGTGTGACTGGTTTGGGTGGCATATGCCGTCGCCTGGTACGGAGAAGTGGCTTGGCGCGTTGTTGACTACTCGCTGTGTTCGCTGTGGCCGAGAGATTTGCTTGGACACGAACGGGAACTGGGTGGAAGTGGGTGATCTGCCATGAGTCGCATGTTGAATGTGCGGATTGATGATGGTCTGTGGCAGGCGATTGAGGGTGCTGCGTCTCAGTGTGGGGTGACTCGTTCAGCGTGGCTGCGGGAGATGCTGTCTGTTGCTGTTCAGTTGCCTGACCCGCATCCGAAGCACGCTTTGATGTTGCAGCGGGCGAATGAGCCGCGCAGGTTTGTTGATGGGTGTAAGCACCCGCCGACTGCGATTGTTGTGATGCCGTTCTCTGATGTGTGTCGGGTGTGTGGGGCGATCGTGAGGAACAGGTGACGTTTCTGCCTCAAGAGTGCCGATACTGCTCTGAGTCCTTGGTTGATGAGTCGGTGCCCGATGGGGTGGAGAAACGGCTGTTCTCGCTTGCGTTGGAGGTCCGTCAGGAAGGACAGGTCGCATGGGTGTGTCCGTTTTGCCGGAAGATCATTTCGCTGCGCTAGGCCGCTTGTCTGCTGATGATGCTCTGGAGTTGATGTGCAAGGCGAACCTTGGTGTGTGGACTGCCCGTAGGCGTGGACTGGAGATGTCTGCCCTGCATTGGGAGTGGTGCGATCTGCGTATGCGGAGGAACAGGTTGGCTGTTGTCGCCCCCCGTGAGCACAGCAAGTCTGAGACGTTCACGGTGAATGGGACTGCCTGGGAGTGCCTGTATAAGCCGGGGATTTGGACGTACGTGTTCGCGTCGACAGGTGACCAGGCCACTGAGATGTTGTCCCGCATCAAGATTGCGGTGTTGGAGTGTGCCCCGTGGATGAACCCGGTTCGTGACACGTCGATGGAAGTCGTGTTCCGTAACGGGTCGAGGGTGAACGTGGCTGGTGGTGGTAAGGGTGTCCGTGGTGCCCACCCGGATGTGATTATCGGTGACGACGTGTTGGAGGAAGGGTCGTCGATGACTGCTTTCCAGCGTAGGAAGATGGAACGCTGGTGGTTCGGCACAGTCGGTGGGATGGCGCATCCTGGCACGTTGAGGACGATCGGTCAGAAGAAGGTGTGGATGCCTCCGACTCGGGTGTTCCTTGTTGGGACGCCGTTCCATGAGCGTGACTTGTTGATGAATATGCGCGAGAACCCGATGTACGAGTACCGCAGGTATGCCGCTGAGTTTGATGACCGTGACCTTGTTGATGGGCTTGCTGTTGAGATTGGGTGAGCACGTAGGCCAGGTGGGTGTCGAGGTGCCGATGCACGTAGCAGGAACCAGTTTGTAGGGGTGCCCGCCCTAGACGGTAGGGTCGCGCACGTAGTCAATGTGGGGCGGTTGAGGCCGGTACACGTAGGCGTTACGAGTTGGTAGGGGTGACTGCCCTCGCTGTTGGGCTTGTGCCCGTAGTCAGGTGGAGTGGAATGGTCCGGGGCACGTAGCGTGTGCCTCTTAGGGGGATGGTCTGCCCTAGCCTGGTAGGGGCATTTGGGGTTTGGTAGGGGCATTTGGGGTCTTGCAGTCCTTGGTAGCCGGATGCACCGTAGCAGCGTGTCGATGAATGCCCCAATGCACCGTATGGCTTGTGGTCGCCTGATCCACTGGTAGAAGGAATGCACGTAGTTGGTGTGTGTCGCATCCGTAATGCACCGTAGGTTGTGTGGTCGGACGATCCACTGGCAGGGGCAATGCACGTAGCAGATGGCTGTCTGTTTGGCTTGCACACGTAGGTGCTGTGGGTTGTCGCTCCCCTGCCCAGTAGGGGCTGATGTGCTGTAATACGGGTAGGAGGTAGCCGATCCCTGGAGGTGGGATGATGCTGGTGCAGCAGCCTGGTCTTCCGTTCGTGGATGAACGCTTGGAGACGAGCGTGTATGTCATGTCGTTCCCGTTCCTGCCTCCGTCGAAGAACAAGTACGACGGGTGGCTTCCTGTTTGGCAGTCTGGGGCGAAGAAGAAGTGGATCAAAGCCATCGCCCGTGAGGTGGAGATTCAGCAGATTCCGTCTGTCGACCAGATCGGTATTGCTGTGCGCCTCCAGTTTCAGTCGAAGGCCCGCCGTGACCCGCAGAACTACGCCCAGTGCATTTGGAACTGGGTGCCTGATGGGTTGGTTCAGGCTGGGGTGATTCCCGATGACGATGATGGGCGCATTCAGATTGGCCCGCATTGGGGTGTTGAGTTGACTGTCGGCCCTGTGCAGATGACTGATGTGGTGTTGTCGCTGAGAACCCCGTCGTGGGCTTGAGTCTGTGGCCTGAACGCTGGCCTGCTATCGCCTTGCAGGTGTGCATTGACAAGGTTGATGCTGCTCCCTCGAATGAGAAGTCGCAGGTGAAGTTCGATTTGCCGTGCATTGACTGCCCTGATTCGCCGCGTTGCTTGAATGCGAAACGGAAAGAACTGGGTGCGTTGTTGTATGACCGGGAGATTATGACGTCGCCCCGCACATCGGAGTCGAGCCTGTTCCCGCGTGAACTGATAGACCCGCACCTGAATAGGTCTGCTGAGTTGGTGAAGTTCTGGCATAAGCCGTATGGAGATGATGACCGTTACAAGGTTGTTCAGGCGTGGGACTTGGCGTGGTCCGAGCGGATAGGTGGCGACTGGTTGGTGTGCATGACTGGTGTCATTGACACGGAGACAGGTCGCAGGAGGCTGTTGGACATTGAACGGTGGCAGAGGATGACGTTCGATGACCAGGTGTTGCAGATGGATGCCATGTGGCGCAGGTATGAGGCTGATGTAGTGATCATCGAGTCTGATGCTGCTCAGAAGGTGTGGGTGCAGCATGTGGGTCGCAATACGGCTGTCCCTGTCATGGAGCATTCGTCTGGTGGGAAGCGTGACTTCGCGTCAGGTGTGCCGAGTCTGTTGATCTTGTTGGAGAACGCCAAGTGGGAGTTCCCGTATAAGCGTGATGGTTGGCACGCGGAGAACATGGAGGTGTTTCTCGGGGAGTTGGGGGCGTTCGGTTGGCAGGACGGGAAGTTGCAGGGTGTCGGTGAGCATGATGACACGGTGATGTGTTGGTGGCACTTGAACTATGGGATGGACAGGATGCTGATAGGGACGACGCGCAGTTATCGGCGTGGTGTTCAGCCGTCTAGGGGCTACATCTAGGCAGTAGCCTGTCGAAGAAGAGGAGGTCGCTATGCCCTTGCAGCCAGTGATGATGAATGGTCAGGTGCGCCTGCTCCAAGTCGAGGTAGGTGGACAGGCCCGCGATGAGTGGGCTGCCCTGCAAGAGAACGAACGCCGTGCTGAGGTGTGGAAGCGTCGCCTGTACTACGCAGGTGAACAGTATTTGGAGGAGAACCGGGAGACAGCGGAAGCGTTGGGCATTGACTGGTTGACAGGTCGCCTTCCGGAGCATCAGCGTAAGCACGCTTACAGCACGCAGATCAGTGAGTCTGTTGACTTCTTGGCTGACCAGATGATGCAACGATTCGCTGTTGAGGCTGAAGCCGTGAATGTTCAGGAAGTGTTGGACGCCGCTCTTGAAGGTTTCCCGTTGTTGGCTGTGATCCGTGATGCTTTGATCGCTGGTGATGTGGCTATGAAGGTTGGCTGGAACCCGGTCACTGCTGCGCCGCAGTTGTTCGTGTATGAGTCTGAGTCGGTGTTGTGCCAGTTCGCTGATGACAACAAGGACAGGTTGGAGAAGGTGACGACTGAGGAGATTGTGTGGCGTGATGGTCCCAGCCCTCAGGTTGTTCTGCGTCATGTGTGGGAGATGGTCGATGACGTTGCTATGGAGTTCGTGTACGAGGATGACGAACTGATCAGTGAGGAACCTGCCGAGTTCGGGTTGATCCCGTGGTGTTTGCTGCGTGGCGACTCCCGATCGTTGTCTGCTAGTCGCGGTGAGTCGGTGATCACGTTCCAGGGGATGCAGTGTTCTGACAGGTACAACGCTGTGGAACAGGTGGGGTGGCTGATTGCCCGGTACAACAGTCACGGCAACTTGGCTGTCATTGGTGACGCTGCTTCGTTGAAAGCCCAGCAGGAGGAACGCATTGAGAAGGATGTTGCTGATGTCCTGACGTTCCCTGGTGGGACGGCGATCACGACGATCACGTTGCCCACTGACGTTCAGATGATCACGCATCAGCGTGTTGTCCTGTTGGATGCCCTGTATGCGACGTTCGGTTTGACGAGGATTGACCAGGAAACGGTGTCTGGCTACGGCAACCTGTCGGGGTATGCCTTGGAGATTCTGAACCGGAAGACTGATGGCACGTTCGACCGTCTGAGGAAGTCGTTTGCTGGCGACTTCCAGATGCTTGTTGACCTGATCCTGGACGTCACGTCGAACCAGACTGGTGTGGAGTTCCCGCTACGCGACGTTGATGTCAGGTTCGGTGGCGTGTACGTCGTTGATGATGTTCAGGTGCGTGATGACTTTGCTGCTGGATTGATTTCCAGGGAGGAAGCACTGAGGAAGCGCGGGTATTCAGATGACGACATTGAGAAGATTGTCGCTGAGATTGAAGACTCTGCTCCTCCGGTTGCTGAGGTGGGCCAGTTCGGTATGGGCGACCTCCTTGCAGCCGCTGCGGCCCCTGTTGTTGAGCCTGTTGTTGACGAGTCTGTTGATGTACCTGCTGTTGAGTCAGTTCCTGTAGATGAGGAACCGCTGCTATGACCAAGATTGAGGAGTTGGTTGGTGCCCTGTCTGACCGTCTCCTCGCTGTCGAGCATCAGAAGTTCGCTGACATGGAAGCGGTTGTTGCCCGGTCGTGGTCGTTGGCTGATCGTGCTGCGATGAAACGGTGGCGTCGTGGGAGGCATCAGGCCCGTGTCCCTGTCGTTGCTGGGTTGGTTGCTGACGCGAGTGTGTGTGGTGTGCTGCTTGTTCGGGAAGCGGAGACTCTGTTCGCTGATGCGATGGATTTGACTTGGGCGTCGTTGGTGAATGAGATGAAACTGGTCGAGGGTGCTCTTGGCTCGCAGTACCTTGGTGTTGCCAATGTTGGGTTGAACAGGGTTGAGAAGGCTGGGTACGAGGTTGCTGCTCGCACTGATTTCGCTGATGTTGTACAAACGGCTGTTGGCTTGTATGCGGGTGCATTGACTGCTGTTGTTGAGGCCGGTGTCCGGTCACAGTTGGTGTGGGCTGAGGTGAGCGCCCAGATCGCCCCGCTGTGGGGTGCTGTTGCTGCCACCGTGAAGGCTGAGGTTCGTCGTGCGGAGTTTGAGATGGTGAATGCTGTCCGGACTGATGTCATCGACATGGTTGATCAGGCTGCCGAGGCTCGCTAATGGGTCTGGTGCGTCGCCAGTTGATCGCGATCATCGACAAGAGGACGACGGTCATCTGCTTGGAGGCCGCTGGTCAGGTAGTTGGCGCGAATGAGCCGTTCCACACGATGAACGGTGACCTGTATGACCCGCCGTTCCATGTTCATTGCAGAAGCATGGTTGCTCCGTGGGTTGATGGGTGGGGTGAAGCCCTCCAGAAAGGCGCAAGTAAAGAGTTGGCGACTCGGCCTGCGTCCCAGTTCAGGCGGTTGCCTCCGTTGCCCCGTCAGAGTTTGGGTGCCCGGATGCGTGATGACGCGAAACGGCTGTTCCGTGATGACCG